GGATTGGAATGGGAGCACCGGCGGGGGGGGGGGGTATGCCAGAAGCCGGAATGGGGGTGGTGCAAGATCACCAGATCAAGATAGACTATGAATGACTGCAAGAGAATCGGAGAGCTTGAATCCCGCCTGTCGGACGTTGAGGCGCAGCTGAAGCGGATCAGGGAAAAGGATGAAGACGTGCTGACCCAGATAGCCGCCGCCAAATACCTGCTCATATCCAGGAACACTTTGGTCAAGCACACCAAGATGGGCCTTGTGAGCAACATCCCAGGCACAACCAAGTACAGGGTTTCGGAGCTCGACCGATACCGAGCAGTCAGGATCAGGAAGCAGTAACATCCGCAAGGAGATTAGTGGTAGGATAAGGGATTCACCGGCGCCTGCACCGGTCGGAATCCAGGGCTTGACGCCACTGTCGGGGCGTAACGCATGAGTTGTAGTTCAACCGTTCCGGTTCGAATCCGGGAAGCCCGCCAACGAAACGAAACTACTATGGCAAGACCACTCAAAAAAGGACTTGACTACTGGAGCAAGGACACAGACTTCTATTCGGATCCAAAGGTCCGGAAAATTGGCCGCAGGTGCGGCGCAGCATCGCTCACGATCCTCGACAGCTTCTTCTGCAAGATCTACCACGAAGGGTACTACATCACCCTGGATGAAGACATGGTTGAGGATATCGCGGATGAAACCTTCACGACGCCGGAACTGGTGTTGAGGACCGCAGATTTCGCGGTCCAGGTCGGCTTCTTCCACGAGGATTTCTACCGCAGAAACTCCGTTCTAACGGGGTTATCGTTACAACAAAGGTACTTTTCTGCAACATCAAGACGTCAAAAACCAGACTCGACTTTTCAATATCTCCTATTGAACTGCATTTCTGCTGACGGAAACGAGGTTTCTGTAAGCAATAACGGGGTTAATGAAGACGATAATTCGGAAAACAATAATAAAATAAATAATACTATATATTCTTCTTCTTATAGTAGTATAGTAGATAGAGAGAAAGAAGAAGAAATTTTCTTAATTTTTTATCTCAAAAACGTCAAGGAATACAAAGCCGAGGTCCGGAAATTCGTCAAGTTCTACTCCGACCGAGGGTGGAAAACAACCGACGGGCAGCCGGTGACCGACGTGATCGGGCTGGCAAATGCCTGGGACCCGAAGAACACCGAAAAGAATCTCAGCGAAAAAGCCATGACGATGCTTTCGGAGCTGAACAATGAGCTGCGGGTCCACGGCTTCACGATCTCCGACCGGAGCAAGATCAGGGACGTCGAGCGCGTCTGGTCCGACGGCCCGAAACTATTCATCCAGTGCTCCGAATCCTTCCAGGCGCTCATCGAGGAAAACATGGAAACGGTCCAGCCGGTGCTTCGCCGGTATACCGCACAACTCTCATACTTGACCAAACAATGAAAAAGATCGGAGACCTTATCACCTGGAAGACGAATTCCGGGACCGCCACCGGCGAAATCGTCCGGATAGATATCAAGTACACCGTCATCATCGAGCCGGAGCGCAAGAAATACATGGTCGTGACCGAAACGGAAACCCAATCAAATCAATAATACCATGAAACAAAATCCCAACATTCCCCGCGTGACCTTCCGCGTCATCAACCCTGCCGACAACTCGTCTGTCAATGCCGCTGAATGGCTGAAGCAGCCGGAAGAGGTCCGCACCACCGCCGAATGGATATCCTTCGAGACGGACCGTGGAGATCAATTCCTGATGCACAAGTCGAAGCTGCCGGATGCCAACTGGCGCACCCAGCAGGAAGCCGTCAAGAAAGTCCATCCGGATGGCCGTGGCGGCACCCGCTATGAATTCCTGCTCGTACAATACGCCCGCGAGAATTTCGAGACAAACCTGGATGAGCTGCTTGAAGCAATCGGCGGCGATGATCTCAATGACTGGTTCTGGACCGAGGAAAGTTTTGCGAGCAGCGCCAACGGCGCGTGGGTCTTCAACGGCAACGGCAACGGCAACTTGAGCGACGGCAACGCCCGGTTCTCTGCCTTTAGTGCTCGGGTCTTCCGTGCTTTTTGATTTTCAAAGTCTTTTCAACATTAAAACATTTTTGTCTCTACATGGGCCGAATTAGAAACCTGCTTTATTGTTTCATTTTGCACACTCCCGACGGCCCTCATAACGGCCCGGAGGGCCGTCGGGATTTGGATGAGTTATGATTACGAACTTCAAAAACGGAAATATAGTCCTGATTCCGGACCTGCACAAGATGGGAAAGATCCTGGATGTGCAGGACCTCTTCGAGGATGAGGGAATCCCGACGGTCATCCTGCAGACCGTCAGCCGGGATCCGGCGAATGGTGGTCGCAAGATCACCGTACTCAAGCGAAAGCTCGACAAGCTGGAACCGCTTCCGGAGAAACTGATGGAGGGTGCCGCCATCGAATTCTATCAAAGCCCGATCGAGCGGGTTTATAACAGCTGCATAGACGGGATGCAGCGAAACCGCGTCACCTTCATGTCCACCCCGCATCCGGAGACCGTCGAAAGCCAGGCCCAGCGATCCGCTGGATTCTACGAGGCTCTGCAGCTCATCGCTTCGCTCATCGAAGGAATCAACAACGAACTGAAGCCGAAGAGCTGCGCCGCAACCTGGTACGTGGCCAGGGACGATGATGGCCCGGTCACCCTCTTTGACGAACACCCCGCACCGACCGAGATGGTCAAGGATCACATCTGGTGGTCGAAGAACGGAATCGAGCGGATCCCGCTTCCCCAGGAATATATGCCAAAGCTCCAGCGTGGAGCCTGCCGGCCCTGTCGGATCACCATTGAACTAATACCGATGAATAGCGATGGCAAAACTGACGATCAATGAATTTGTCGGCGCGGTCGCAACGATGCGCCACCTGCAGAAAGAATACTTCCGCCTCGACCGCTCGGATCCGCGCAAGACTGACCTGCTGATCCGATCCAGGCAAGCCGAGAGCGAGGTGGATGAATTCATCAACGACTACCAGCAACTCAAACTATTCTGATCATGGTTGACAAACAAATCATCACCGATGAGATCAATCGCTTGATAGATGAAACCGCTATCGGGACTTGCGAATATGACGCTGGAGTCGAAACTGGAAGAATGGAGATATTAACAAAGCTCCGTGATTTTGTGTCATCGCTCCAGGAGTTTAATGTTCCGCAATGGAGAAGGGAAAGGATGCCGTCGGGCGGATATCCCTGGATGAGAATCGATGAATACGATGATGGGGAGAAGGTGATCATGTGGGGACGCCTGGAAATACCATTGAAGGATCTCGAAAGGCTACCGATTCAAAACCAATAACAAGATGGAAGCGCTAAAGTATATCTGCGAATTCTTCTTTACGAACTTCTGGCACTGGCTGGGAGGATTGTTTTACCTCTCCGTGATATTCAGCACGCCGCTGTTATTTATTGGAAAATCGAATCACAAGAAAGATGATAGAGATTAAACTTAGACAAACCTGTAGCGCCTGCCCTGAACAATACTGGGCATACATCGGAGCGAGGGTCATCGGATACATCCGCCTGCGCTTCGGTCATTTGACGTGTGAATACCTGCCGAATGGTAATCCGCAGCTGACAGACGATGATGTCATGGTGCTCGAGCATTTCTGGGATGGCGATGAATATAAGGGCTGCTTCGATAACGAAGAAGAGCGCCAGGAATGGCTCAACAAATGTAAGGAAGCCCTGCTGAAACAAATCGAGAATCAATAGCCATGATTGAAATCTATATCATCATTTCGCTGATCAATGTGTTTCTCTATATCCTGAGAAGCATTCTGGTCATAAAGTCGAGCAAGATGGTCGCATCCACGGCTAATTGCATCTGCTACACTTTTTCGGCGGTGGTGATTAAATTCATCGCCGAGGTTGACCTTTGGATCGCCATCGTTGTGCAGGCTGCGACAAATTTCATCGGATGCTATCTCGCCATGTGGTTCTGCGAGAAGCTGACAAACAAATGGACACCGACCCGGAAATACACGGAAGGACACGTAGTCCGTATCGGTGACGAGGAAATGATTGTTAAAAAATAAGGGCATGAATAAACCTCAGAGGATGCAACGGCCCTGGCTGAATAGGATGCAGCCACGGGAAGAGGACCGGGAACGAAAGCGGTCCGATGACCTGTACCATACCAGCCGCTGGACGAAACTCAGCGCAGCTCTCCGGAAGACTCCGGAGTTCGCCACCTGCGCTGAATGCCAGAAGCGCGGGCTGGTCACTCCCGCCACCGTAGTGGATCACATTATCCCGTATCCGGTGTGCGAAGACTTCTTCGATGTGACAAACCTGCAGCCGCTCTGCGACCGCTGCAACCACGCGAAAGGCCAACGAGACAAAGTATTGATTAACAACTATAAACAAACGCACCGATGATGCCAGGGGGGGGGCGGTCAAAATCTCTCGAGCCGTATCGCTCAAGACCACACCCCCCAGGAAAATTCGCGTGCGCCCAAAAATAGCGAATCCCCAATGGTGAATCTTTTCGGCGAGGACCCGGAGTTCAAATTCGATGTCGGATTCCAGTCCGAAGACCTCCAGCTGGAGCAGCAGCAGGTGAGCGAAAACAAGCTGGAGACGAAGGTCCGCAAGCAATTCTTCCGGTACACCCGGAAAATCGAAGCGGACATCGAAACCATCACAGCGATGATCCAGAATCTCGGCCATGACGAGGAACTGCTCGTGATGAGCTGCGCCTTCGACTCGCCGTCGGTGGTTTTGGGATATAGAGACCGGATCCGCCGGATCTATGTCGGGACCTGGGCGATCACGCCGGCCGGAATCGCGGCGCTCCAGACGCTCGGTGAGACCGCCGCCGATATCTACGTACTGCTCGACAAGACACACAGCTACAAATGGATCTTCCAGTCGGGAGCATACAAGCTGCTGCAGGGGAAGGTCCACTTCAAATTCACCGCGAATCACAGCAAGTTCATGGCCATAGACCTCGGTGACGGCGAATTCCTCAATGTCACCGGATCCATGAACCTGAGTAACAACCCCAGGTGGGAGAATATGCGGATCAATCGCAGCCAGGAAGAGTTCGAATTCCTGAAAAACTTCGTCGAAACCGTTGGAGGGGATATACTATGAAGATACTCGATATTAAATCAGTCACCCGGGAAATTGAATACTACGATCGCCATTATGGGCTCGTCCATGAAACGGTGGATACCGGCCTGTTTGAAATAACATTCACGGCATGGAGAGAAGAATTGATAGAAGCCAAGCTGGAACCAGGAGCAAATTATAAACTCGTAAAATATGAAACTACCAAAGAAAGTCAGAAAGTACCTTCCGATCAAAATTCATAGCATTTATCTCGGAATCGGATATTGGTGGGGCGATAGATTCTACTTCCCGCAAGGATGGAGAATCCCGGTCATCGTGCCATCATGGTTTCACTTACGTTCGTGCCAGACCCTTTCGGGGAAAGCAATAGAGCACGGAAAGGCGAAGAGCTGGGAAAGATTCGAAGAAATAGTAACGAGATGAAAGCGCAATTCGAATACGGAACAATCACCCGCGTGCCGGTATCTCTGATCCAGAAAAACACCGGCCAAATCAAGGACCTGCCCGCAAATCCACGGGAATGGACCGAAGATGACCTACATCTGCTCGCAAAGAGCCTCCAGGAAACGCCCGAGCTCTTCAGCGCCAGGCCGGTCCTGCTATTCCCGCATGAAGAGATCTTCGTGGCCCTCGGCGGAAACTTCCGTTTCGAAGCGGCCGTTTTTCTGAAATGGGAGGCCGTTCCGGCATATATCTACCCGCCCGACACGCCGGTCGAGAAACTGAAAGAGATCGTCATCAAGGACAATGGCAGCTTCGGCAAATGGGAATTCAAGCTACTGAAGCAGGAATGGGGAGATCTGCCGCTCGGCCAGTGGGGAGTTGTAGGATGGGGAGCGGATGAAGAGAGTCCAGCCGCCCATGAAGAGACCGCGAAGGAAGATGACTTCGACGAATCCCGTGACGCCGTGAAAACCATCTGCAAAGAGGGTGACATCTGGGGACTCGGCGAGCACCGGCTTCTGTGTGGTGACTCCACGGATCCTGACGAAATCAAAACGCTGATGGGGGGGGGGTATGGCAGACCTATGGCTCACGGATCCGCCCTACAACGTCAATGTCGAGAATGCCGATAAGATGAAGATCAAGAATGACAATATGCGAGATTCGGACTTCCGCGAATTCCTGCTCAAGGCATTCGTGGCGGCCGAAACGGCATTAAGACCAGGCGCGGCCTGCTACGTCTGGATGGCCAGCACCGAGATCGACGCAGCCATCGAGCAATATGAGAAAGCCGGCCTGCTCTACAAGCAGCTGCTCATCTGGGTAAAAAACGCATTCACGCTGGGCCGCCAGGATTACCAGTGGCGCCACGAAAGCTGCATCTACGGATGGAAGCCCGGCGCTCACTACTTCATCGATTCACGCCGGGAAACGACCGTCAGGGAAGATCGGCCCGAAATCGAGAAAATGACGAAGGCCCAGGCGAAGGAATTACTCAAAACCATCTTCGATGAGCAGGGTATCGCCACCACGGCATTCAGATACGACAAGCCAGTGAAAGATGCCGAGCATCCGACGATGAAGCCCATCCCGATGATCGGCTACCAGATCCGAAATTCCAGCCGCCGTGGCGATATCGTGCTGGACACCTTTGGTGGATCCGGTACCACGCTCATCGCCTGCGAGCAGATGGGCCGTAAATGCAGGATGATGGAGCTGGATCCGCACTACTGCGACGTGATCATAGCCCGTTGGGAGAAACTGACCGGCCTGAAAGCCGAGAAACTGAATTGAACCATGCCCGGAGATCTGGACAAGTGTAACCATTAGTGGTTGGCAAGCAGCACAAATCCATCCCTCCGGGCATTTTTGATATATTTGTAAAAAATGAAGGGCCGCCCGAAAAAACCGAACTACGATAAGCGGATGAAGGGCGAGACCAGGCCGTCGAAATTCCACAAAGAGGCCCCGCCGTCCCAGCCGCTATCCGTCGATGACATATCGGCGGATAATCCCGTTTTTCCGTTTGAGGGGCATATCGAGCACGTTGAGGGCCTGACCAACGACCGCCAGCGCAAGATCTACGAGATGCGCTGCAAATCACTGGCCGCGATGGGGGCTATGGAAGAGCCGTACCAGGAAGCCATGATCCTATACGCCATCTGGCTCGATCGGGCACTATCCTACGCCGTCGAGGCTGCACGCGGGGACCTCAAGACCCTGTACGATAACAACGGCCGCGTCACCGGCTACATCGAAAACCCATACATCCGGCTGCTTGAACGCGCAACCAGGATGGTCAATGAGATAGCACGTCAATTCGGATTCACCCCGCTCACCCGCACCAACGTGGCGAAGGTCGAAAAGAACATCGATCCGGCCACCGAGATTCAAAAACTACTCGGAGGATGATTGACTACGGCGCCAGATTCCGGAACTACGTGAAGGCCGTATCGTCAGGGAAGAGGCTCTGCTGCGAATTCGAGCGCCTGGCGGTCCGGAGGCATCTGCGCGACCTGAAGAATCCGAAATACTACTTTGACGAAGCCGCCGGGCTTCGTTTCTGCAATTTCTTCAAGCTGCTCCGGCACTTCAAAGGCGAGAAGGCCGGCCAGGAATTCACCCTGGACCACTGGCAGGTATTCTGCACCATGATGATTTTCGGGTGGAAGGTCCGAAAGACCGGGTACCGGCGCTTTCGCTACGCCGACGTGATCATCCCCAGGAAGAACGGAAAGTCCACCTATGCCGCCGGGCTGGCCCTGGCCTGCATGATGATCGACGGGGAGATGGGTGCCGAGATCTACAGCGCCGGCACGGACCGGGAGCAGGCGTCGGTGGTGTGGGACACCGCCAAGAACATCGCCGAGAAATCCCCGCTCATCTCGCAATTCCTGTGGATCGGAAAGAAGGCCATCGCTATGGAGTCAACGGCCAGCAGCTTCAAACCGCTATCCCGAGAGCTCAAGAATAAGGACGGATCCAACCCGCACATGGCCGTCTGCGATGAGCGCCACGCCTGGCTCAAGAATGATATGTTCGAGGTCCTGAAATCCGGCCTCGGCGCCCGCCGCCAGCCGCTGATCTTCACCATCACGACCGCCGGCCGCGACGTGAATGTGCCATACTTCCAGCAGATGGAATACCTGGCTGACATCCTCAGAGGGAAGATTCAGCAGGATAACCAATTCGTGATGATCTTCGCGCCGGATGAGGGGGATGACTGGCGGGATCCGAAGACATGGCGGAAGGTGAACCCGGGCATCGGAACCGCCTGCTCGCTGGACTATATCAAGAGCGAATGCGACGAAGCCCAGAAGAAGGGCGGGACCATCGAGGTCAACTTCAAGACGAAAAACCTGAACATCTGGGTCAACGCTCCGGACATCTGGATCAGCGATGACCAGGTAAAGGCGTGCAACTACCGTACTGACCGGGAATCCCTCCAGGGAAAGAAATGCTACGCCGGCCTTGACATCGCCTCCCACGTGGACATCAACGCCCTGGCGCTCTTTTTCCCATACGAGCCGCGCCACCCGGTCATCATGCACTACTGGATCCCGAGCAAGAAAATCAACGATCCGGACCATAAGGACGTCGTGGACTACTGGCAATGGAAGGAAGACGGGTGGATCCACTCGATGCCCGGCGAAATCCTGGACACCGACATGATGTCGGCCGATATCGCCAAGATCCTCCGGCAGTACAACATTCAGAATCTATCCTTCGACCCTTATAAGGCATACCACGGCATCATCCAGAATCTGCAGAAGGATGGCCTGGGCGAAATCCTCGACGAATTCCCGCAGGGCATCAAGACCATGAGCGAGCCGACCAAGAAAGTCGAGGGCCTGATCGCCGGCGCCGATATGGATCTGATGGGCGATCCGGTCATCAGATGGATGTTCGGAAACGTGGTCCTGTACCGTGATCCGAATGACAATATCAAGGTCCACAAGGGCAAGTCCAGGAATAAAATCGACGGTGTTGTTGCCCTCATCAATGCGGTCGGTGGATGGATGAGCAAAGAGGCTGCCGAAGCTGGCAACATGATCTACACCTCCCACGAACTGCGCTCGTTAAAATTGTAAGCAGATTGCAACCCGAATTGTTCAAATAATTCACATTGCTGAACACATTGAAATCAGCGGTGTGCAGTGCCATTGATTCGCCCGTTTTTGCGCCTTAATTTAGTCGCAAATGGGAAAGAAAAGGACACTTTTTGGAAAGATTCGCAGCCTGTTCGTAGGCCCGATCGGGGACTTTACGGGCACGCCGGCCTCCATCAACGACCTCGATTTCGGGGTGGCCGTGAATCACGATACAGCGCTCCGCTTTACGGCCATCTTCGCGGCCATCAAGCTACTCTCCGAGAACATCGCAGCCCTGCCGAAGACCGTCAAGCTGGTCACCGACCGTGGGGCCGTCCCCGCCGCCCAGCATCCCGTCTTTAAGCTGCTGCACCAATCCCCGAATGATTACACCGACACGTTCACGTTCTGGTTCCAGGTCATGTCCGCCCTGCTGGGATGGGGGAACGCTTTCGCAGTGATCCAGTGGGATAAGAAGGGGAACCCGGTGGCGCTGCATCAGGTCGCTCCGATGTATGTCAGAATCACCTTCATCAACGGCGTGAAGGCATTTGTCGTGAACGATCCGGATCCCAACCGGAAATGGCTCAACGGGACCTACCTGAACTTCGAGGTGCTTCACTTCATGTTCTACAGCTTGGATGGAATCGTCGGCATCGACCCGATCTCATGGAACGCCCCGGCCATCGGCCGAGGCATCGCCGCCCAAAAGTTCAGCGCCGAATTCTATAAGAAGGGCGGCAACATCAAGGGAGTCCTGGAAACCGACAACAACCTGGGCGATCAGGCATACGAGAGCTTTATGAAGCACTACAAGGATGCCGCCCAGAACTTCGAGACCCCGCTGCTGGAATACGGCATCAAGTACAAGAACATCTCCATCTCGCCGGTGGCCGCCAACCTCATCCAGAGCGAAACCCTCTCGATCCAGGACATCGCCCGAATCTTCAGCGTCCCGCCGCACCTCCTGGCCGAGCTCTCCCACGCCACCTTCAGCAACATCGAGCAACAGAATATCTTCTTCTCGACCTACTCCCTGCGCCCGCTCTGCAAGCGCCTGGAGCAGCAGATCGAAAACAAGCTCTTCGCGGACTTCGAGCAGGGCGAATACAGCGTCAAGTTCGACCTGAAGGGCATGATGCGAGGCGATGATGCCGCCCGCAGCCAATACTACGAGAAAGCCATCAATTCCGGATGGATGACGCCCAATGAGGCGCGTGAGCTGGAAGAGATGCCGCTGCTCGACGGACTGGATAAATCGAGGATCCCGCTCAACTATGTTGAGGTGGGCTCCGAAAATGACAATAACGATGAAAGCTAAATTCTTTCGCTCAAACACCATCGCGTTCGGCACGCCCAGCGGTTCCGTAGTCGATACCAACAAGATCCAGGTGACCGGAATCATCGGCTGGACGAAGGACTATTCCTCCTGCGGCGCAGCTTACCGTGAGAACGGTACGACCAACTGGAGCCACAAGGCCGCAAGCAGCCTGAACGTGGATGTGAAGACGCCGGCCCTGACCGCCGGCAAGACATACGACATCGCCCTCTATCTGAAGCGCGGCACCATCTACGACTATTCGTCGGTCGTGCAGGTGGCAATCCCCGCCGCTCAATCCTAATCCCTTACCTCTATGGCTGAAGAGAAGAAACCCACCATTAACTACCGCCAGATCTGCTCTCCGCAAATCCGGAAGATAGACGTAGATGAACGAATCATTGAATTCGTGGCGTCGGACTCCAGCATCGACAGCTTTAAAACCGTGCTGCCGGTAAATAAATGGTCCTTGACGCGCTATGAAAAAAATGGCGTCGTTGGCTATATGCACGAATTATACGGTGATTCGATTATTAAATCCGCAGATCCGGATGACGTCATCGGTATCGGCCGCGCTTGGGTTGAGGATGGCCAGCTGATTATTTCTATCAAGTTCGAGCCTGCCGATCTGAATCCGAAGGCCGACAAGATCTTCCGCAAATTACGGTTCGGCAGCCTGAACGCCGTGTCTGTTGGTTTCGTTCCTACAGCGCCCGGCCACTGGGGTGACGAGAGAGCCGGCGAGGATCCGGATGTGTACTACTACGACGGTCAGGAACTCCTGGAGGTCTCGGTGGTGAACATCCCGGCCAACGCCAATGCCGTCCGCCGCTCCATCGCTCGGGAACTGGAAGAGCATCCAAAGCCGGCCCCGGCTCCGAAACAGCCCGACACCCGTCAGGCCGATGAGGTCGAGCTGAAGAAAAAGAAACTTTTAACCGCCACCGGCGCAGCGCTGCGTCTGGCACAATTCAATAACAAAAATGCGTAACTCCAAAGACATCGCCAAAGAACTCGAGGCGAAAAGACAGGCCGTGGAAGGCATGACCGACGCGGCCCAGATCGACGCAGCGAATGAAGAAATCAGGACGCTGTGCCGTGAAATGGAAACGGCGCTGAACCTCGAAGCCATCGCACGGCTCCAGGCCCAGCGTGCTATCATCTCCCCTGCCGAGCAGAAGGAGATCAAGCGTTTCTCCATCTCCAAGTTCATCCGCGAGGCACGTGCCGGCCAGCTGTCCGGCTTCGAGCTCGAGATGAACCAGGAAGGTCTGGAAGAAATGCGTAAGTCCGGACAGACGTCCCAGAACGAGACCGTTATCCCGTCCAGCGTGCTCCGCACCATCGACGTGAACAACGTCTCCACTTCGACCGAGGGTGCCGAATTCGCCCACGTCACCCGCATGAGCTACCTGGAAGGTCTCCGCAATGCGCTGGTCTGCCAGAAACTCGGTGCCGTGTATGTGGACGGCCTGCAGGGCAACGTGGCCATCGTCAAGGGTGGCTCCGCCTCCGCTGCATGGTACGCCGAGGCTGCCGCCGCTTCCGTGACGAAGCTGGCCTTCTCGACCGTCACCATGACCCCGAAGCGCCTCCAGATCATCGCCGGCTACACCAACGACCTGCTCAAGCAGAGCTCGCTGGCAGTGGACCGCATCATCTGGGATGAGCTGCTTCGCGCCCACGCCGGTTCCCTCGACGCCGCCGCCTTCAACGGCTCCGGTTCGTCCGGTGAGCCCACCGGTATCCTCGCCACCGACGGTATCGGCGCAGTGGTCATGGGTACGAATGGCGGCGCTCCGACCCGCGCCAAGATCATCGACCTCGAAAGCGAGGTGGCCATCGACAACGCCCTCTTCGGCTCGCTGGCATACGTCACCAACGCGAAGGTGGCCGGCAAGATGAAGAAGACCGAAAGCGTGGTCGGTTATCCCGACTGGCTGCTCGAGGATGGCAAGACCAACGGCTATCCGGTGGTCGTTACCAACGCCATCCCGTCCAACCTGACGAAGGGTGATTCGTCCGGCGTCTGCTCCGCCATGATCTTCGGTAACTTCAACGAGTTGCTGATCGGTCAGTGGGGTGGTCTCGACATGATCATCGACCCGTTCACCAGTAAGGGCAAGGCCATCATCGAGGTATCCGCTCTGGCATACCACGACATCCTGGTCCGCCGTCCTGAAGCCTTCGCGGCCATCAAGGACCTCACGACTACCTAACAAGACACGTCACCAGAGATTCTTTCATAGGCTATAGTATTGATTGATTTGATTTTCGTTTCGTTTGGCAATGGATACGAAATACATGAAGAAACCGCTCGTAGAGCTTTTCGAGCTGAAGCGCAACCTCCGGCTCGATGCCGACGTGGAAGACTTCGACGGGGATCTCACCGTGAAACTGGATGCGGCCATCGAGGCCGCCGGCAGCTTCATCGGTCGTGACCTGAATCAGGTCCCGGTGTATTCGTATCCGTATGCCGAGCGGATGGAACTCAATCTCGATCCAGCCCTGCATGTGGATTCCGTCAGCGTCGGGTCTAAAAAACTCGATGACGTCGAATGGGCCTACATGGATGGCGCCCTGATCATCTATGTAGACCATCGACCGGATGAAACCGTTGAGGTGAAAACTGCCTACAGAAGCGACATCAGAGCCACCGTCCTGATGCACGCCGGATCCCTGTGGATGACTCCGACCGACAGCGTGGAGCAGCTCCCCAAGCAGTCAACGAACCTCCTGAGACAATACCGGAAATATCATGGCCGATAGCGTCAACATAGGAAGGTTCGACGAGCGCATCACGCTGCTGGCCTGCGAGACCTCTACCGGGGCCCGGGGCGAGAAGGTGGAATCCTACCACCCCGTCAAGGATACCCTGGCACTGATCGAACCCGCCACCAGCGAGTCCGACGCCGCCAACAATATCTACTCCGGCCATAGCATTTACGCGACCATGTATCGCGTGCCGGGGATGGATACCCGGTGGCGCATCCTCTGGCAGGGCAAGCAGTACAACATCAAAACCATCGACCCGATCGAGCGAATCTCTCCGTTCCGTCGGATCTATGCAGAGGAGGTGATGCGATGAGAGCGACCGTTGAGGGTGCGGATAGGATCACCGCCATGTTCGAGAAGATGCCGAAGGAAATGGCAGCCGAGACAAAGAAGGCCATGCGGTCCGCTTCTCGGCCGCACCTGGCAAGGATGCGCTCGGCGGCCCCGTACACCCAATGGAAGGGCCTGTCGAAAGTCTCCGTCAGGACTAAGAAAGGCATCATCTCGTGCGTCGTGGGATTCTTCGGCCCGAAGGCCGTTCACTGGGAATGGATGAAGGCATACTGGTACAACTACGGTACCCTGGCACGCCGGGACCCGTCCCACACCTTCGACCACGCAATCCGCACCGGCCGCAAGCGCCGGAACAACCTGGGCCAGCCGGCCCGCAACTGGTTCGACGCAGCCAGCGCCGGCGCGGATGATGACATCGCCGACAAAACCATCGCCCATCTGGAACAATACATCGACAACCTATGAACGAATCCATCGGCAATAAGCTCGCTCAGGTGCTCGATGGCATCTGCCCCGTCTTTGAAAACGAGGCTGGTACCCAGCATCTGCCGTATGCCGTCTATACGCTGGACACAGAACCGACGTATGTAAAGGGCGGAACCAGCAAAATAGCGGGCACGCTGATGCTCTATATCTACGCCAGGACCGCCGCTGACGCGCTGGCCATCCGGCAATCGGTCGAATCCGCCATTGCAACCAATATGCAGGGCGGACAATACCGTTCGAAGCTGAGGTCTGCGACTTCGGACAACGACGATGAATCCTATATGCAGACGCTTGAATACTTTATCGCACAAATCGCATAAGCAATATGGCAACAACTGAACACACTGGTTACAATACCGTTCTGAAGCTCGCAGAGGGAAGCGAAACGAAGAAGGCGCTCGTCGGCGTGACTTCCGACACGTTCGCCCGCCAGGCCAATGTCAAGACCAGCATCACGAAAACTGATGCGGGGTCGAAACGTGTGAAGGCAACGACCATCGATGACACGTTCACCGTGTCCGGCGTCTGCGGATACGACTCCACGCTGCTATCCCGCTTCGACATCATGCAGCTGGTCGGAAAGACCGTCGCTTTCGAATACGTCATCACCGAGGCAACGGCCGGTGGCGGCGGCACCGTCTCTGGCTCCGCTCTCGTTACCGGCTACAGCGAAGACACACCGGCCGATCCGGAAACGGATGCGACCTACTCGTTGAACCTCCAGGTGACCGGCACTCCCGCATTCACGGCAGCATCGTAAGCTATGAATAAGCGCTTCGTCAAGATTCGCGGGAAACTCTACCGCGTTGAGGTAAACTGGAATGCCTTCGAGGAATTCGCCCGCCTGAAGGGAGCGACGATCACCGACGCCCTGTCGCTCTCTCTCCAGGAGGGGGACAATATCAAGGTGATGATGACCGCCGCCCTCCGAGAGGGGGAGCGCCTGGAGGGCCGTGAATTCGACCTCACGCCGGTCCAGGTCGGTGAGATCCTGACCCCGGTAGCCGTGACGCAATTCCTCGAGGTCTACCGTGAACAATACCTCGGTGGTGAGGGCGAACATAAGGAATCCAACGAGGGGGACGAAGACGCAAAAAAAAAGCCTGGTCCTACCGGGAGCTGAAAGGAATCGGCCTGGGTCTGATGCACATCACACCCTCTGAATGGGGGCTATACAGACCGGCCGATTTCTTCCTGGCGATGCGGACCTTCTATGAAGACCGCCGCCAGAATGACGAATACCTATTTGGGCTCATCAGGGCGGCCAGCGCGAAGATTATTCTGCCATTTATTAGCGCGAAGAGCCGCCCTGATACTTTAGAAAAATTCTGGCCGAATCCGTTTGGAAAATCAAAGGAAACGGCCATCCCGAAAATGACAGCGGAAGAGCGGGCTGCATCGATCCGCGCTCTGCTGGAAAAAGTGAAACTGGAAGACGATGGCGAAGAAGAATCTCAAGGTTAATATCACGGCCGATGCCTCCGGCCTGGAGAAAGAGACCAAGAAAGCTGGCAGCACCATATCGCGTTTCACCGATACTGCCAAGCGTAGCCTTGCCGGTGTGGCCACGGCCATCACCGGCGTGATCGCTGCGTTCAGGGGATTCTCATCCGCTATCTCGACGATGAATGCCTTCGAGGCGGCCAACTCCAGGCTGGCCGCCGTGCTGGGCACATCGGTGAAGAATATCAAGGGCCTGACCGACGCGGCCCTTGAACTGGGCCGCCGTACCCAATATACGGCATCAGAGGTGACCGACCTGCAGACCGAGCTGGCAAAGCTGGGATTCAGCGAATCCGAAATCCGCGCGATGCAGGAACCGGTCCTCAAGTTCGCTGCCGCCGTCGGTACGGATCTGGCCAGCGCGGCAGCCCGCGCTGGTGCCACGATGCGCGGCTTTGGGCTATCCGCCGAACAAACGGCCGATATGCTCACCACGATGGCCGTATCCACGTCGAAATCGGCCCTCTCTTTCGAATACCTGGATAACACCCTCGGAAAACTGGTGCCGGTTACCCGCGCATTCGGCCTGGATACAAAATCCACCATCGCCCTGCTCGGCACCCTGGCGAATGCCGGTATCGACGCGTCGAGCGCACAAACCGCCCTCCGTCGGATCATGCAGGAGCTGGCGGATAGCGGGAGCAAGCTGAACGCCACCCTCGGCCAGCAGCCCAGGACGATGGAGGAACTGCTGCGGGCCCTCAAGAAACTCAAGGACGAAGGCGTCGACCTGTCAAAGGCATTCGACCTGGTAGGGGATCGCGCCGCGTCTACCTTCCTGGCGCTGGTGAATGGTGCCGATGACTGTAACGACCTCTATGACGCCCTGAAGGATGCCAACGGAGCGCTCGATGATATGTATGACACCATGACCAACAATGTTGAGGGTGCCATCAAGGGCCTCCAGTCGGCATGGGAGGGGTTCATCTTGAAACTCCGCAACTCCCAGGGCCTGCTACGCGACATCATCCAGATGGCAACCGACGTGGTGGGAGTCATCTCGGGAGAGGGGGGATTCCGCGCTCAGCGGAATAAACGTGCCGCCCAGGAATATGCCGTCCGTCGCAACTCCGGACCCGGGGCTGAATTCGGTGGCTTCGGCGGGATGCGGGACCGTCAGATCGATGCGAAGATCGAACAGCTGGAACGTGATCTCGCCGATGCGAAGAAGAATCATATCTGGGGCCGCGTGCAGCAGCTGAAGGAAGAGCTGGAAATCGCAAAGCTGGCCGCACCGATAGCGAAGGCGAATAACGCCGCCGCCCGGAATCCAGTCACCGGCGGAACACCCACAACGCCCGGCGGCAATGACAAACCGAAAGGGAAGCCCAGCGGCAAGGCCGTGAATTTCGACGATGCTGCCGAAATCGCAGCCTACGATAGGGAGATGGCGGCCGTCGGTGCCCATATGCTCGATATCTACGAAGAGCTCCACCCGACCATCGACAAGGTGAAAGACTCCATCCTCGAAATGGCATATGAGGGAGTCCTGGCCACGGAAAAACTTGAACGGGCGGAGAATGAGCGCAGCGAGAACTTCCGGAAACAGCAGGAAGAGAATGCCGCAGCCTTCCAGCGCTACTGCGACATGATGGCGCAGGCCAATGAGCAGCTGACCGCACTGATCCAGGGAGCGTTCACGGACGTGGTCGCCAATATCGGCTCATTCCTGGGTGAGGCTATGTCTGGCGATATGGATGCAGCCGCAGCCGACCTGAAGGCTGGAATGCTCAATACCCTGGGCGATCTCGCTCAGCAGGTGGGCGAACTGGCGATATCCACCGGTGTGGCCGTGGCTGGAATCAAGACCGCCCTGGAATCCATGAATCCCTATGTGGCCATCGCTGCAGGTGCGGCGCTGGTGGCCCTCGGCGCAGCCGTAAAGACCGCCGCCGGAAACATATCCCGTGGAGCGTCCTACGGCAGCGGGACGTCCGCATCGTCCTACATATCGCAGGGGACCGGGGACTACTCGGCCCGCGAACTCAAGATCAGGGTGACCGGCCGACTGGTTGGCCAGGGGTCGGCGCTGATCGGCGTCATAGATCAAGAAAACAACCGTAAAGAGCATACGACCTGATGTCTTACAATACACGATTCTTCTTCCGCTTTGAGTCGGACGCGGGCAGGGAATTCCGGATCAACATCAAGCAGGATGGATTCTCCGGGACGGCCGTGCAGCGACCGCTCGGCGCATCGCCGACGCTCAGGCGTGACGATGCTGAGAATGGTATCCGTGGGACATCGCTCGAGATCATCGCGGAATGCGATACGGAGAACGAATTTGCCGCCCTCTATACGTCGGATGCCCGGAAATTCTATGTCGAGCTCATCGACGTGAGCGGTAACGCGGTCCTGTGGGATGGCTTCGTATCCCCGGAGTTGTACGCCGCTCCAGAAATCGCTCCGCCGTATGACGTTCAGATCACGGTGGTTGACGGCCTGGGTGAGCTGAAGCGCCAGAAATTCCCGGGCGGCGGCAGGAAATCCATCCTGGCGCATCTTCAGACGATTCTCAGCTATTCCGGCCTCGGTGTCGGCAATGCCGACTTTGTTATCATCGACTCGCTGCATTGCACGGAGCCGTCGGTTTCCGCCGCCGGTCTGCTCGGGTCTATCTATACGGATCTGGACCATTTCGTGGAAGAGGATCTGAATTGCTATGATGCCCTGGAAGCCATCCTCCGGACCTTGAACCTTACCATAACCCGCATATCCGGAAAACGGTGGCTTCTGATGCGCGAGTCCGACGTTGAGGTGGCCTCCGGGTCCGTGGCGGCAAAGACCGCATCCGGAACGTCCGTGTCGCTCCCGGTCCCCAAGTACGGCTCGATGGTAAGCAGCCAGTGGTGGCCCGTCGGGAATATGGCCAACGAAATCGAGCCGGCGAAGAAGCAGCTTGCAACGGCCCTGGCTTACGTCATGCGGAACTCCATGCTGAACGACGGGGATATGAACGATTCCACCGCTTGGACATCCCAGCGCGTGACCTTCCAGGATGGTTTTGCCAAGATGAGCGGAGATTCCATCAACCGCCTTCCGGCAACACTTTCCCAGAGCATTTCCGTAAGCCAATACGATTCCCCGCTTCGGCTGATTATCGCCGCGCAGCATTCGGTTCCCATCATTATGCCGGGGGACGTCGATGTGAAGGCGTATATCAAGATCAAGCTCGAGTCATCCGGTACTACTCAATACCTCCAGAAATCGGCCGGCGAGAACCTGTCGTGGACAACCCGCGAAAAGGATTTTCAATTCGTGGTCCCGCTCACGCTGAATGGAAGCGGAACGACGGAATTTGCCTGGTCTATTCCGAACATCCCCGCCGACGGAACGCTCACGCTCGAGATAAAAGTACCATACTATGGCAGCGCCCCATATCATGTATGGGTGGATTATATCCATCTCCTGCAGACGGCTCCATTCGGCTACATGGATACCGTGATCATCGACAACGATGCTCGTGGTAAACTGGATGAATCCATCCTGGCCTTCGGCGATTCTCCGTATGTGGCCAACGCTCTCCGGAACCTTAAAAACATCGTCAGCACATCCAATAATACGCTCGTTGAGGAATGGGCCACGGCGCAATTCGAAGGCGTGCTGCTGTCGGTCATGGCAATGGACCGCGCCCTCGCTGTTGCGCTCCCGCGCCTCTGGGCGAAGGGCACGCTCCACGTGCCAGACGCGGCAACCCTCCCGTTTGCCATCGAAAGCCCGGAAGACCTCCCGATGATTGTACGACGGGCATCCTGGAACCTGATCGATGATGAAATCGATGTGGACCTGCTTTCCATCCCTTCGGCTGATGTCGAAATCGATACCGAAACCATCGCCCCGATGACGGAGAGCCAGGCTGCCGAAGCCGGTGGATCCGGCGGCGGTTCGGGATCCGGTGGATCCGGCGGCGGTTCGTCTTCCGGCGGAGCCCTCTATGAATATTTCGAGGATGTCGAAAACTCCGATGGGGAGCGCACCGGGATCAAGTCAATCTACGACCTCTTTATCACCCAGACGCCGGCCGATGAGGAGGAGGAAATCCCAGAGGTAAAGAAGAATATCTCCAGCATCCTCCGCCATTTCTCAGAGGTGATCCTCGATGAGGGGGAAGAGACCGAGCGCACCGTCTTAGTGTGCGATATCTCGCTCGGATCCGAGCTGGCCGTCTTCGCCGGTGGAATTGGTGAGCCTGGTGGAGGGGGAGGTGGCGGCAGCCTGGCCACGCTGAACGACGTGGCTCTGAGCAACCTCGCAGATGGTCAGATCCTGCGCTACAATGCCCTGACCTCGCACTGGGTTAATGAGACACTGACGCTGGCCCTGTCGGCGCTTACAGACGTGAATCTCGGCACGCCCACCAACGGGCAGGTGCTCAAGTATAGCAGCGCCACGCAGAAATGGGTGGCCGCCGATGATGCCGGTGGAATTGCTTCCGTTGGACTTACCATGCCAACCGGATTCACCGTGACGGGAAGTCCGCTCACGGCCGACGGGACGATCGCCGTTTCCTTCACGTCCGGCTATGGGCTTGTGACTGATGCGGAACGCAGCAACTTCCACAGCCATTCCAACAAGAGCGTGCTCGACGATATCACGTCCACCGACGTCAGTCACTGGGGAACGGCCTACACTAACAACCACACCCATAGCAACAAATCCACCCTCGACGGAATATCCGCGTCGGATATCACCCACTGGAATAGTGCCTACAACAATATCGGATACGCAGACTACAACTCCAGCGCGAAGGCCCTGGCCACCCAGGAATGGGTCACCGGACGTGGATACATAACGAGCGCCGTGACATCGCTGAACTCGCTGACTGGCGGCGTGACGCTGGCCGAAGGGTCGAATATCTCGATATCGAAATCCGGCAGAACAATCACGATAGCGAACACGTACAGCTACACCCACCCGACCGACGGCGCAAATACCACAATCACCGCCGCCAACGGAAAGGTCTTGTCGGCCATCACCGTGGATTCCTACGGCCATACCACCAGCGTATCGAGCAAGGCCCTGGCCGCCGCCGACATTCCGGATCTCTCCGGAAGCTACCTCCCTCTGTCTGGCGGCGTGCTCACCGGTGATCTCTATATGCGCGGTGGAAACTATGGCCGATCCATCTTCTTTGGCGATGGATCCTACGTCTATCTGAATGAGGATTCGGATGACCACCTGAAGATCTACGCCGATAAGGGAATCGCACTGCTGACGAAATCGGCAACTTATCCGCTTGTCATCGGCACGTCTTCCACGGCGCTCCCCGTGACACTCTATGGATCCACGAGCGCCGGCCTGACCATCTATGGCGGGAGCAGCTATTCGACGGCCATCTACCGGAATTCTTCCGCCCTGCAGGTGGGAAGCAATCTCGCAGTCAGCGGAAACATCACCGCCTCCGGCGCCATAACGGCCGGCAGTGCATCGGACCGCCGCCTGAAGGATGATATCAGACCCATCAGCCTCGTTGAGGCTGCGGATCTGCTCTCGGTTTTGAACCCAGTCACCTTCCGCTGGAACGAGAAAGCCGGCGAGATGGGCCAGCTGAAAGGCGTCTCACGGGGGTTCATCGCGGATGAATTCCTGAGCCTGGTGCCGAATGCCGGACGCAAGATTTGGGGCGATTATGACGCCATCGACTACAACCAGGTCATCCCGTACCTGGTGGCCGGCTGGCAGCAGCAGAATCTCCGCATCCGCATCCTGGAGGGTGATATCTCCACGTTGAGGGAAGAGAACGCATTACTGAGAAGGAGGCTCAAGGAAGCAAATGTCCTACACTAACGGAAAGATCAAGGGTCCCATCATGATCGACCAGAATGGTGGGGATATCGGGCAGGCCATCGGTGTATCGTCTGGTGACCTGGGCACGCTCTGCGCCAACGACAATAACAACGGATGGAATCTGTTCAAGCCCATCAAGCATTCGTCGAATGACTTCATCACGATAGCCCAGCGCATCCAGCAGTTCCACGGCCTGGTCCCGAAGGATCTGGCGTCACTGCGCTCCACATCGACCTTCGCCACGGTACCCACGCCCGAGGCATGGGGCTACGTCCACCCGTCCGGCACGCTCGGCACGTCGGCCTATCGAAAGCTGGACTATGGATATATCGACACCGACCTCTCGCAGCTCGATTCCGAATACGGATACGACAGCGCGGCCGAGGCTCCGATGATGATGAATTCCAACGTGACGGTCAACATCTCCACGGATCCGACCGGCGGGGACTGGCTGTGCCCGACGTTCAAATACAATGAGCAAAGCGTCAACGGCTACGGAACCGGCAATATCAAGCTGTATCTGCGCGACCTGATCTTCCGCTACTACGGCAACCGTGACAACGTATCGGCCTGGAAGCTGCCTTCGTCCTACGATGACATCTTCAACGCCAACGGCGCCCTCTCGACCGGCGTCTGGCGCTTCGCCGTGGGGCTGGCCCTGAAGACCGGCGCCAGCGGCCCATACAAGTGGCTGATCGTCTCTTCGCCGGATCCGCTGTCGAAACCCTTCTCGTCGGCCGGCGATTCAAGCGTGCTCCTGGGCCACGTCATTCGGCCCAGCTACAACCAGGTGGTGGCCAACGCCATCAAATATGCCGTCCGGAACTACGGCCAGACGCAGATCGACTGCATCCCATTCCTGGCCTGCAACCTCAAGTACAATGCGAATTCCGGCTGGTATTTCTCTGGCGGCAGCTACGAACGTGCGATCACCTTCCCGAGAGGGGACACGTTCAAATTGACGCCTTCGGGATTCGCAACGGAGCTCTCATTCGTATATACCAGCTTCCGCGTGGCCTGGACGAACTCCAATAGTGTGACACAGAACATCAGTGGTCTTACATGGTACAACGCCACGATGCAGGTGTCATACGGCCACCCGTATGTGTTGATATCTCTACCGCGCCCGGGGAATTACAGCTATTGCATCATGGAGCTCACTTTCAAGGTGAGCACCCACTTCGGGATCACCAGCAACGCCGTGGCCGGTATGTTTGTCAACAGCAGCAATTCCGGTCAGCTGTACACCAACGATGGGGTGGCCATCGACAATATCTCCGGGGAATGGATCAATTCAGATCATACCTACAAACTGCGATGCATGGGGCCGTACCTCCGCAATCTGATGGCTACAGCCCCGGATAGCTCATTCCCGCTGAATAACACAACGGGATTCGATATGTATTTCGACAACACGCAGATGGCCAGCCGCCAGCATCGCATGGAAGGCGGAACCGGCATCTCGCTCATAACATCATAAGCCATGACGAATAAAGACAGATTCATCAAAGGGATGTGGGTGCTGGCGCTCTTCGCCATCGCCTTCCTGATCATCTTCTTCCTCTTCAACTAATCACGGAAAAAACACATATATGAAGAACAGAGACATTATCACTCTTGTGCAGGGCGGCCTGTTGGCTGCCTCGGCACACAGCCTGCCGGTGGAGCACTACTACAAGTTCCACAAGTTCCGCAGGGCCGTAGCCCGCGCATGGCAGGAACTCAGCAGCGAGCAGGAAGCGCTCATGGCCGAATTCGGAGTCACGCCCGAGCAGGTCCGGACGGATAAGAAGAATCCGGCCGTCATCGCCTTCGACAAAGCGAATGCCCAGCTGCTGGATGAGGAACCGGAGATGAAACTTCCGGCCCGCATCCCTTACGTATTCTACCGGGGAATTTATGATGAGAACAGAGGTCCCCAGGGTGACATCTTCGCCAGCTACGTCGTTGAGGAACTGGTGCTCGACAATCTCTTCACCGAAATGACCGAAACCGTGGAGGATTCCGATGATGAGAAATAACATGACGCTGCGCCGCCTCAAGGGGGTGACGCGCACCTTCCGTCTGACGATCCTGAATCCATCCGGTAATGCCGTAGATCTGACGCAGGCAACGGCCGTCCGGGTGGTTGTCAGCCGTGACGGTTTCGGCTCCAACGGGACCATCACGCCAGGGTTTACGATCGGCGGAGATGGTAACAATGTTGTTACATTCGTATGGCGAGCCGACCAGCAGAACGCCTCCGGCGCCGGCCGGTACACCATCACCATCTTCGCCTACTACAACGACGGGAACGTGGCCAAGTACAACTGGCACGGCCCCGACGGAATTGAACTCGTGGAATTCTCCTGCGACGAATCCGGCACCCTGCCGGATAACCTCGATGAGGAAGCCAACATCGAAATCATCGGCACGTTCAACATGAATGGCGTAGGCCAGAGCGCCTACGAATGCTGGCTCTCGCTTGGCAACGAAGGATCCGAGGCTGACTTCATCAATTCGCTGAAGGGAACGCCCGGCGCCCAGGGACCGCAGGGCGAACCCGGCATCAGCGGCGGGATGCTCTTCCCGACCTTCGACTTCGACTCGGCCACCGGCATCCTTACGATCTCCGGACTCGCCCAGGAGGTGAGCCGCATCAGCTACAACGAGCAGACCGGCCAGCTGATCATCCGTCTTAACAGGTAAACACTTACTGAATTATGGCAAACGATATTATCACATTGACTTTCCAGGTGGGTGAAGCCTGGAAAGGGCCGTACTCCGCTACCACGGAATACGGCAACGCCGCCGTGGTCCAGGATTCCACGGGGCTGAGCGTCTACCGCTCCCTCAAGAGCGGGAACGTAGGACATCCGCTGAATGACCCCGAATGGTGGTTCAAGATTTTGGACTTCAGCAGCATCAAGGACGCATCCGATGGCGTGGTCGCGCTGAACGTCACAATAGCCGGCAATGAGGCTGACCGCGTGCTGGCAGAGAACGCCCGCGTTCTGGCAGAAGGTGGCCGCGAAGACGCAGAGGCGGAACGCACCCGCAAGGAAGCCGCCCGTGAGAGCGCCGAATCCGGCCGCGACCAGGCTGAGGGTGACCGCGTGCTGGCCGAGCAGGGCCGTGTGGACGCCGAGGCTACCCGCGTCAACAGCGAGAACGTCCGCGTGGACAATGAGACCAACCCGACCACCGGCCGCCAGGCGAAGGAAACCGCCCGCCAGACTGCCGAGGGTGAACGCCAGCTGGCCGAGACCGGCCGTGTGAATGCCGAAGCTGACCGCGTGCTGGCCGAGCAGGGCCGCGTCAACGCGGAAGCCGCCCGTGAGCAGGGCGAGACCAACCGAAACAACCAGTATGCCGCCGCCGAGGGCACCGAGGCTGGCAGCGTAGCCGGTGACGGCTCCCGCTGGGGCAAGTTCAAGACCGACGAAGCGCTCCGCGACGCCATTGTTGAAGCCGCTATCGCATCCATCACCGGCAAGGCCGACAAAGCCGACCTGCTGGACGGCTCGCTGGTGCCGGCGCTGGCCGGTGACCTCGACACCTTCGCCGAGCGTGACGATATCCCGGTGGATTCGGTGCAGTCCGAAGAGGTCCGCACCACCGCCGGTGATGAATCTATCAACGCCAGCAGCGGCGCGAAGCTCATGAGCATCGTCCCGACTGCTGACTTCACCCCGACGAAACTCATCATCTCGGCCTTCAACCTGTTGAGGCTCCAGAGCAACAACGGACCGGCCATCGCCGTGGGCACCGGCTGGGCATTCCCCGTGCCGGCCTGCAGCTTTGGATCCTACGGAAATGCCGAGCGCAACAACGGCATCCTGCTGACCGATAACACCGGCGCCAATCTGGGCTACGCCAGCAGCGGCCGCCCGACGGTCCGCTTTCTGGCTGGTATGACACCTCCGTCGGCCATCACCGACGGCGTGGACATGAACGCCAGCAGCGACTACTACCACGACGATGCAGACCACGGCCTGCGCTTCTACCTTCCGCCGGCTATCGGCTGGATGATTGTCAGCGGCATCACCTGGGCGAACACCTGCGCCCACATGGCATGGAGCCGCCAGTACAGCCATTTCGTGGCACCGGACGCTCTGACGGACGCCGGCACGATCATCGACCTGACGGCCCTGGGCACGATGCGCTATCTGGCCAGCGGAAACCGCTCCATCTGCGACCGCGCAGACCGCACCGACGCCACGCATATGCTCCTGACCACGAAGATCGGCCGCGTGGCCAGCCCTTCCTGGTCGAACATTGCCGATGAGGTGGCCGAGGGCGAGACGCAGACCTACACCCACTCCGTCACCGTCAGTGGCATCAAGGACGGCGGCCTGGCGGCCATCGAAGGCCAGACGCAGGCGCTCGTCGTTGAGGGCACGATGGTCAGCTATAAGGACACCAACGAAACCGCCCTGTCGGGAGCGCTTCGCTACGAGTTAGCCACCCCGACCACCGCGTCGAAGGCCGTGGCCACCGCCGTGGCGAACCTCGACGATTGGGGCATCGACATCCTGATCGCCAGCGCCGGCACGGCCCTGATCAACTGGCAGTATTCGCAGGCCATCGCCGACTCGCTGGTCGCTCTGGTTGCAACCGGATTCGAAGCGGCCATGAGGGTGATCGCCGGCCTGCTGGTCGAGCAGAACGCCCGCATCTCGGCCATCGAAGAGAAGATTCGCACCGGCTTTGAGCGCCTGGTCGTTGAGGAACTGAAGGTCAACGCCCAGCTGACCAACGACGGCAACGATGACCACTATGAGGGCGCCGGCGCACCGGCTATCATCTCCAGCCGCGTCGGCCGCCGCTACTTCGACACCACCGGCAAGGAATGGTACACCGCTACCGGAAACACCGCCGCCAGCCAGTGGAAGAAAGACACCAACGCATAACATCTGAGCCATGAGCAAATACATCAACAAATACGCAAACGAGGCGGAAGCGGCCGCAGGTGCCGCTTCCCGCCCTGCTGACGCATCCTCGGCTGCGATGGCCGGGATGCTGTCGAAATACTACGGCATCAACGTGGTCACCGATACCACGAACCCTGAGCCGGGTGATGCAATCTACTGGGATAAGGTGAACAACCGGCGCGTCTTGATCAAGCACGGCACGCTGGTGAAAGCTCTCATCGATACCAACGTCCTGGTGGACCTCAAGAACACCGTGGTCGGAATGATCTACGGCAAGGTGGTCACCGTGAGCGATACCCAGATGGCTGCCAAGTCCTGGTGCGTGCCCGACGAATGGACGCTCTCCGGCTTCGACTTCAGCGCTTCCGGCAGCGCCACCATCACGGTCAAGTATTACTCCGCTTCCGGGAACGACGTCAAGCAGATCGTCCTGAGCTGGGAAGCCGGCGGGAACATCGAAGCGCTCATCACGCAGCTGAATGGAACCACCGGATTCAAATCGTACTGCAAGGCATACAAGGTCAACGCCTCGGCGATGTATATCACCGTCTCAGGATATTCCGCCAGCATGGGCATCACGAAGGATGCCGGCGATATCACGGTAACCCGCTCGTACCAGGGCTACCAGACGCGCCAGTACAACGACGAATATACCACCGACATCGAGCGTGCCGATGGTACCGTCACGACCAGCGCATTCGCCTGCTTCGATAGGATGTACGATTACTACTACACCAACGGAGCCGCGACGCAGAACGCTACGATCAGCGACGGAGTCATCAAGTACGCCGTATTCAATACGACAGACAACCCGGCGCTGGTGGCCACTTACGGCACGTACATGGCCTATATGCAGGCCAAGTACGAACTGACCAAGTGCGCCTACCCGGTCAACCGCTACGGCCTGAAGAAATTCGGCTTCGGCAATGACCACCTGGCTGCCGTATCGCACACAAACCCGCTCGGCGAGACGGTCTACGATTTCCAGGCCCACGACGCCGCACTGGATGGCGTGACGGTGGACGGAGCCGTGACCGGCTTCGAACCTGGCACGGGCCACATGGGCGGACTGGCCGAGGCGTGGCTGCTGTATAAGCAGATCAACCGCACGAAGAGCGACCCTATCAATAAGGCCATCGCGGCCAAGAGCGGAAACGCCATCGCGTATGACGCCTATGGCCGCCTGTGTTTTGCGAGCAACGCCAACTACGCGTGGATCTTCAACGGCAGCAACAACGGCAACTTGACCTACAGCAACTCCCGGTTCAATGCCTTTAGTGCTCGGGTCTTCCGTGCTTTTTCAAAAGAATCTTTTTAACATTTCAACTTTTTCTCTGGCCGAACAATGGCACTCAGCGGGAACTTCAACAGACGCCCTTTCGAAGAGCGGTACCAGGAAATCGAAATCGATTCGATGTGCCTGGCCGTCGTGACGGCACGCCTGGTCGAAAAGTTGAACCGGAGCTTCAAATACAGCTTCGGAGAGCCGCTGATGAGCCGGGTGGTGGAATCCGGTGCGCTGGTCAAGCAAGCCTGCCGCCGGTGGTGTCCGCCACCGCGTCGCGTGGGCCTGCTGACCGGGGCGCAGGAGAAGTACGAAGCTGCGAGCTTCATCGTGGACTGCGCCCTGTGCGGCGGGGCCATCACGGCCGAGGAAAAGGCGAAATTCGATGTACTCTACGACAAGGTAGCAGGGCAGTTGCAAGCATTTCTGACCTCGCAGAGCTCCAAGACGAAGAGCTTCCGTGCGGGGCAGGGCGGCGTGGGTAACGCCACGCCGGAGGTCCCCAGATAAAAAGGACGTCCGACCATCATTCATGGTATTATTGTTATGGACGAAAATATGTGTTTTGCGAGCAACGCCAACAACGCGTGGATCTTCAACGGCAACAACAACGGCAACTTGAACTACAACAACAACCGGATCAATGCCTATAGTGCTCGGGTCTTCCGTGATTTTCGTCTGGAGGAACGGGAATGCTATGAGAACGCCCTGCTGCCTCTTTCCGTCATCTACCGCTGGTACATGGTAGCCCGACGGGGCAAACGGCGCAGCCTGGTGCAGCTGCGCTTTGAAGCTGATTATCCCAAAAACCTCCGAATCCTCTGGAGCAAACTGAACGGCCACGAGCATTATGTTCCGGAGCCGTCCCGGAGATTCGTGCTGCACTACCCCACGCCCAGAGAGGTCATTCATCCGGATTATCCGGACCGCATCCCTCAGACCATCTGGTGCGAGACCATCCGGCCCCATGTGGAGAAGCTGCTGGACCAGGGCAGCTACTCATGCCGCAGGGGGCGGGGAGCGCTGGCCGCCGTCCGCCAGCTGCAGGAATACTACTGGGAGGAATCCCGGGGCGGCCGCTATCCCTGCGTCTTCATCCGGCTGGACCAGAAATCCTTCTTCCTACACATTGACCGCCATCTGGTAGTGCAGGAATTCGACAAGGTGATCCGCCAGGCATGGGCCGAGAATCCCGACTGGCGTGACTGGATGCTATGGATGTGCAGGATCCTCTATCTATCCGAACCGCGTGAGCACATGATCCGTGAATGTCCGGTATCCGACTGGGAACTGCTGCCACCGCATAAGGTGGCCGCGAATCTTCCGCCGGGCATCGGCGTGGATATCGGAAACCTCGACGCGCAGCTGGCCGGCAACTTCACAAGCCGGCTCTACCTGGCCGTGCTTCGCCGGCTGGGCTACGGACGCCTGGTCCACTATACTGATGACACCGTGCTGGTGTTGAGGCTGGACCGGCTGGAACAATTCAAGGCCATCGCCATCCCGACGCTGCGCCGGGAAGAGGATGCGCTGGGCCTGGAATTGAACGAAAAGAAGACTTACATCCAGCGGGCCGACCACGGTATCTGCACATTCGGCTACTTTATCAAGGCCGTGGGCGCCGACCGGATGTTGACCTACCCAAGCAAACGGGTGGTGAACAATATGCGCTACCGCCTGGCATTCTACGTCCAGAACGGCGGGAACGTATCCTTCCGCTACCGGCATAAGGAACACCTCAGAGATAGCCTCAATTCCTACTTCGGGATGCTCCGGCACTGCGACGCCTACCGCGTCCGGAAGCGGATGGCCACCGAGATCCTGGAATCCGGCTGGAACCACGTGATTGAATTCACGCCGGATTACACCTATTGCCGCATCAAGGAACGCTATACCCAGCGGGCCTACCATACCCGTCAGAACCGACATCTGAAACAATCCATAAAACGATACATCCATGAACAGACAAGAGAAAGTCGAGGCATTTGACATCTACCTCGCAAAACACAAGGGCTGCCTCACGCCCGAGCAGGAAAACCGCTACATCGACCTGATCGTTGAGGCTCGGTCGAATCACTCCGAAGAGGAAGGGCAGGAGCAGGAAGAGCCGCTGCCGCTCGAGCTGGTGAAGCTGCACAAGATCCTGGAACTGCGCGTCCGCGACAATTCCGCCGAGGTCAACGGCTTCAAGATCGGTGGCCAGGTGATGTGGATCAACAAGTACGACCGGGCCAACCTCCGGAACGCCATCGACGCCCTGGAGGATTCCGCCGAGGAAACCGTCAAGTTCAAAGGCGTGACGTTGCCGGTGGCCCAGGCGAAGGCCATGCTCTCCGCCATCGAGGTCTATGCGGCCAAGTGTGCCGAGAAGACCGACGTCCACGAAGCCGCCATCCTGGAGCTGGGTAGCGAAGAGGATGTCGAGCGCTACGACATCACCGTAGGATATCCCGAAATGCTGGAATTCTAATACCGGACCGCCATGACAAAGTTCGCAATCGTGACCGCCATAATGGCCCTGGTCCTGCTGGGTGGATTCATCGGTTTATCCATCTGGCGCTTCGGGCTGCAGAAATCATACAGCGCGTATGCCCGCAAATGGAAAGAATTCATCCCGATGCACAACGCCAACGTCTGGAGCATCGTCACGGTCATCGTGGCCATACTCATGACGCCGGCGCTCATCGAGCGTGCCGCCGGAAGCCCAATCCAATTCCTCGGGTTCCTGGCTCCGATGTACCTGATCGCCGTGGCCATGACGCCCGACTACCAGACCAACCAGAAACAGATGCTCATCCACTGCCTGATGACCTTCTGCTGCGCCGTGGGATTCATCGCTTACGTCTGCTTCGGCCTGCGCCTGTGGTTCGTGCCACTGATATGCCTGGCCGCATTTTATTTCCTGATCGGACTACCAACCAGGTCGATCAAGACATCGTACATCCTCTGGGCTGAATGCGCGATGTTCTCGGCCGCCTTCGTGGTGGTCTTTATTCCCGGGGGCTGCTGATATGGAAGAGCTTGGAATGCAAGCCGGACAGATGCCGATGTGGGTGAACGTCTTTATCGGCATCGCGGCCGCCCTCGGGGGCTTCGAATTCATCAAATGGATCGTCGGTCTGATCGTCAACTGGCGGGCCCGCCGTCGGAAGGAATCCGCCGAGGCGAAGGAAGCTGACGCCGTGGCTCACCAGCAGGTGGCCGCCGCTGGTCAGCAGGATGCAGACTGGCGCCAAAAGGAACTGGAACTGATGACAGCATTCGTCCAGACGGCCAAGGAGCAATACGAAGACCTGACGCGCCGGTATGACGAACTGAAGGCCGAAAAGAACGAGGACCGGAAGATCAAGCAGGAGCTCCGGCTGAAAATGACAGAGCACGAGCGGAAGATCGACGGCCTACAGCGGGCATTCACCGAGAGCGAGAGCCGACGCATCGCCGCCGAGCGCCTGTATTGCTCCGTGGAGAGCTGCACGAAGCGCCACCCTCCGATGGGGACCTATGACTCGACGAAAGCAGCGCCCAGGCGTAAGAACGGACAGTTCGCGCCCAGGAAAGTTGCATCTGACGCTAATTAATTAACAAATAATGTCAATTATGGCAGATTTCTTCATCTACAAGCCGAAGCTCGAAAAGTGGGAAGGAAAGAAGTTCGTGGCGGATCCGGCGGACTATGGCGGGGCCACGAACCGTGGCGTCACGCTGGAAACCTTCCGGATGATCTTCGGTGAGACCAAGACCGTCACGGATCTCAAGAATATGACGGACCAGCAATGGCTCGCCATCATGAAGGGATATTTCTGGGATAAGAAATGCCATGCCGGTGAGATAAACAACCAGTCGGTGGCGGAGATATTTGTGGACTGGTGCATCAACTCCGGTGTTGCAAAGATCAAGATGGTGCAGTCCTTCGTCGGCGTCACGGCAGACGGAATCGTCGGAAAGGTGACCATCGCGGCCATCAATTCTGCGAACCAGGAAAACCTCCACCGTCGGATCAAGCTGGCCAGGGCGCAGCGCTACATGGACCAGCTGGCTTCCGACAGGAGCCAGATGAAATACTTTAATGGCTGGTTTAACCGCCTCATCGATTTCAACTACAAGAAATGAGCGAAGAGAAACAGAGCTGGCTCCGGAGATTCGAATGGTTCATCGTGCTGCTTCTGCTGGTACCGGCGTCGTTCCTGATAGGGGAGCAGCGTGGTACCAGGAAGGCGCTCGAAAATGCGGAGGTGGTGCGGGATACCGTGGTGACTTATCTCTGGGATACGGTATTCCAGGACAGGCCGGTCTACGTGGACCGCATCAAGGTCCGCACGGAATACGTGCCGGTGACCGACACGCTCCGGATCCATGATACCACCTTCGTTGAGGTCCCGATCGAGCAGGTCGAATACCGAGATACCCTGTACCGGGCCTGGGTGAGCGGATACCATCCGGCCCTGGACTCCATCCAGATCTTCCAGCAGACAAAAATCGTTGAGGTCACTAAGACGATCACGGAGAAATCGAAGCGGTGGGGGATAGGCATCAATGTCGGCTACGGGGTCACCGTCCATCAAGGCACATTCTACGCCTCGCCCTACATCGGAGTCGGAGTCTCGTACAATTTTATTTGCTGGTAGAGATTTTTGCTATCTTTGCAGAGGGAAATCCGTTTCAATCCTGGTTGCTGACATCAATCTCCTTCCGACCGCGCTGACCGAACCGGCGCGGTCACTTTTTTTTGCTACCTTTGCATCACCAACGAAAGAGAATCATGAATAAACGCGCAAGGCTCGTAAAGCTCCACATCACACGAAGGTATCCAGGGGATCTGCCACCTATCTTTATTAAAGAAATTCCGGACGAAATGCCACGGAATGATATTTTTGATTGGCTCAAGGCCAAATACCCACTCTCCGATAAAAACATCATCTCCATCTCGGCCGAATTGATAGAGCTTGATGGATGCGAATACCGGAGCGTCGGAGACCATGATTGGATACTTGTAAAACGGGAGTTGTGATTCGGCTCCCGTTCATTTTCCCCGAAAAGTTGTAACATTGTTGAAACATTTGTTCCACGTGGAACACTTTGTCGCTGATAGTCACCGGAAAGGAAGGGACTGTGTGAAAGTTTCCTAATCCTCCCCGTCCGACACCATACCAAACGGGCCGATGCTCAAAAGTTGCTCAAGACTTGCTCAAAATGCTCAAAACCGTCCGCAAGGACGTATGGTCCTGTAGTTCAACGGATAGAACGGCTGCCTCCTAAGCCGCAGATGCCGGTTCGATTCCGGCCGGGACTACGAATAACGGCCTCCGAAAATTCGGGGGCCGTGCTCGTTGAGGTGAACTTTGTGGAACTTTTTTCTTACATTTGTCACCCAAAGTTGTAACATTGTTGTAACCGCATGGCGACATTCAGGCTTAATATATCGCCCCGGTTGCGTGCTGATGGGACCAGGAACGTCCGCATCAGGGTGACGCACCAACGGGTGGCAAAGTATCTCTCCACGGCTCACTACGTCGAGAGCGCAAATATAACAAAATCCGGCAAGATAAAGGATCAGTCGGTGGTGGACGCCATCGACGAAACCATTAAGGAAATGCGCCGAGCCGTGAATCGTCTGGGCTTCGCGGCGAATGGGCTGACCTGCGACGAGCTGTGCCGGTACATCAAGAAAGAGATCAACCAGAAGGAATTCCGTCTGCCATTCTGTGAATACGGCGAAAAAAAGATTGCCAGCAGGAAACCATCGACCGCCGGAACCTACCGATGCACCTTCGCGGCCATCAAGCGATACACCGACGGCGTGGATCCCGACATCTCCGAAATCACGGTGTCCTGGCTCCGGGGATTCGTGGACTTCCTGAATAAGGAGGCGAAGGCAGCCGGCCGGCCCCAGAACGGAAGGGCTACGACACACTATCCGGCCGACATCCGGCACATCTTCAATCTGGCCCGGGAGGAATTCAACGATGAGGATATCGGTCACGTCCAGATCCGTCACAATCCATTCGCCCGCTTTAAGGTCGGGAAGCCCAAGCAGGCCGCCCACCGCAATATCCCGAGAGAGCTGATCCAGGCGCTCATCGATATGCCGAGGTACGTGAACCCCATCTCTGAGGGACGCGGGGAATTCGACACCAGGAATCTCGCCCGGGACTTCTTCCTCATATCCTTCTGCCTGATGGGCATGAACGGCGCAGACATCTACGAGGCAAAGAAGCCGAAAGCCGGCGTCCTGGAATACGAGCGGAAGAAAACGCGGGACCGCCGCCAGGACCGCGCCCTCATGAAGGTCAGGATTCCTGAACAGATCAAGCCGCTGCTGAAACGATACAAGTCCGGCCCGAAGGCTCCGGAGCTCTTCCGGATATCATCCCACTACACAACGCCCGAGACATTCGGCGCAGCGCTCACCACCGGCCTTCGCCGGATCCAGAAAGAGAAGGGCTGGCCGCGCTTTGATTTCTACGGCGCCAGGCACAGCTGGGCCACCCTGGCGGTCAATGAATGCGGGGTGGATAAATACACCGTCCACGCGGCGCTCGATCATGTGGATAAAGCAACGGCCGTCACGGATATCTACATCGCCAGGGACTTCAAGCCATTCTGGGCGGCGAATGAGAAGGTGCTGGGCCTGTTCGACTGGAGCCACCTGGAATAGAAAATAATGGTGCGAATCTCTCAAATCGTTGAGGCTCGCACCATTATTGTTTTCTCAAGTCAAGTCCAAGTCAAGGAATCACCAATCGCGGCCCATGTGATTCGCAGCCTCCGGATCCATCAGAAGGAATATCCGGTAGAGCGCCGTGTTGTAGATCCGCGCCGGTATCTTCTGGAACCCACGGGAGAATTCCCGGCCATCCAGGGCATTTGTCTCGAACCGATCGACGTTGCCCTTTATGAAAACACCGCCGGCCGTCGTGGTATTATCAACGCCGAGGATCCTGTCGAGCGTCACCCGGTACCGGCCATCTTTGAACTGGATGAATCCGCGAAAAGCGAGATCCTTGCCGGTGACGAACATCGGGGTCTCGCCACGGGAATACCCGAAATCCTCCGGGCTGATGTGCAGGCCGTCGCAATAGAAGACGATGAGGTCATCGGTTGAGTCGAGGATCCTGAATCCCTCCACCTTCAACCTATGTTCAGTGTCCTGGCTGTTGAGGCTGGATTTATAGACGCACTGCCAGATCACGTGGGCATCATCCGTCAGCTGGAAATATCCCAGCGGGCCGCTCTGGCCCAGCGCTGAGGCTGCCACCATCAGAGCCACCAGCGCAACTACAATCCGTTTCATTTCTCCTGCATTTTTTCGATTATCCCGATCAGACGGGAATTCTGCTTCAGCGATTCGTTGAGGGCATCGAGCATCTTGTCCAGCTCCGGGGACGTGTTCACATGGTGGACGTCCCGTCCGGCGGCGATGCTCGCACCGGAACCGAGCGCCTGAATCGTACCGACCTTGCTATCCGGAATCTTTCCACCGGATTCCCAATTCGCAATGGTGCGGACCGTCACGCCTAATTGTTTGGCGAGCTCTTCCTGGGTCAACCCAAGCCTGGCACGTAGGGCCTTAATTTCTTCTGCGTTCATAATCTTTCCGTGTTATAAGTGTAAAATTTCATGTAAAAATTTTTGCATTTCAAGAATTATTGCATACTTTTGCATGAAAGTTATACAAACACTTTACAAAGATAACACAAAAATACACAAGAAAACGGAATGAGTTACGGATTTATGCGTGGTCTTAGCCAGTTGAGGCTCTGCGATGTGGAAGAGGTCAAGAACGAAATCATGGCCAAGCTCCACATCACCACCAACGCCAGCTACTGCAGGCGCCGGAAGGGGGAGATCGAGCCGAAGATCAGCGAAGCCAGGGCGATTGAAGAAATCTTTGCGAAGAGGGGGATCACCGATGTATGGGGATAGTATAGCCGAAGACCTGCTCAGGGCGAGCAAGGCTCTGATGACGTCCGCCGATCTGGTGGCTGCCGCTGTCATACGTCGGATGGATCCGCCGAAGGACGCCATCAGCCTGAACCAGGCGGAGCGGAAATACGGCCGCGCCTGGATCCACGGCCACCTCGACGCTGGCCACCTCACGAATCGCCGTACCGGCGGCGCTAAAAATTCCAAGATCATCCTCTCATGCCTGGAGATCGAAAGCCTCCTGACGGCAGAGAATCAGATCGTCGCAAGCCTCAAGGAAAAATACAAACACGGCCCGAAGAAGGCGAAGACCCAGCCGGCCGTAGCGAAATAGTTTTGAACATAATTCTGAACAATATGTAAAACCAATCAAACAATGCTCACGAATGGAACACAAACTCGAAAACCTGCAGGCATGGCTCCTGGTTGGAACCACCTGCGCCCTGGCGGCCGCCTTGTGCGTGAATGCCGTCCAGGCAATGGCCGGAACGGCCACCTTCGCCTACTGGCACTGGTTCACCCTCTTCTTCTGCTACCAGCTGACACGCGCAGCGGTGTCATGGGTGAGAATAGCCCGGTGGACAATCACATTGAAAACCCTGTCAAGAAAGGCTGTAATCCTGCGGAAGCAGGCATTCGTGAGCACATCCAGGGCGGTCCGCAGCCTGGCCGCCCTATTTACTTCGCACCATATTCAAACCGAGCCATGAAGAATCTATGCCTGGAATGTCAATGGTATCACCGCCTGGGGGGGGGGGTATGCCAGAAGCCGGAATGGGGGTGGTGCAAGATCACCAGATCAAGATAGACTATGAATGACTGCAAGAGAATCGGAGAGCTTGAATCCCGCCTGTCGGACGTTGAGGCGCAGCT